ATGAACGAAGCGGACAACATCGTTGGTGCCTTCAGCGAGGACCAGGCAGCACGCCTATCCGGCGTATCGCTGAACCAGCTCCGCCGTTGGGATGCGGATGGGTTCTTCTGTCCCAGCTACAGCGATACAAAGGGCGTACCCTTCGGTCGAATTTACTCGTTCCGCGATATCGTGTCCTTGCGTGTGTTGAATGACCTCCGCAACAACAAGCGGATCTCGTTGGCGCACCTGCGTGACGTCTCGCGCGAGCTGTCTCATCTAGGCGATGAAAAGTGGACGGCTACCACCCTATACGTCCTCGGCCGCCGTGTCGTTTTCGACGACCCGAGGACCAAGCTCCGCCAAGAAGTGGTGACCGGCCAGCGGGTATTCGACATTCCCCTTCGAGTGGTTATCTCGAGTACGCGGCGAGCTGTGCAAGGTTTGAACGATCGCGATGGTCGAGTAGGCCAGATCGTTCGGGCGCGCTTTACTGCTCAGAATGAGCCCGTCATCGCCGGGACGCGAGTGTCGGTGACCGCCATTCGTGAGTTCGCCGAGGCGGGGTACTCTGTCGAAAAAATCGTCAAGGAGTACCCGGGGCTGACCGAGGCAGATGTCGCCGCCGCCCTCGCTTTTAGCCCGGAGCCGGTCGCAGCCTAATGGCGAGAGCGACGGTCAAACTTCGGTTTTTCCTCGACAACAATGTTCCCGATTCGATTGGAGGCTTCCTCCAGCGGCGTGGGCATAGCGTGCAGCGCCAGCGCTTCTACATTCCTGCGGACTCGCCGGATCCCGTTGTTGCGATGACGGCGTTGAAAGCGGGCCGCATCCTGATCACTCAGGACAAGGACTTCAATAGCCAGCGCTTCCAGCAGGAGCGTTTCGCCGAGCTTAGTCGAGTCTCATTAAGCGGAAGTTCGACGACATTGCTGCCGGCGATGAAGGAGCACTTGCATCTGATTGAGTTCCAGTGGGCCCACTGCCAGCGGATCAAGGCCGCTCGGATGATAGCCTTTGTGAAGCTGGGCAACGTCCGTTTCAAATCGTGACCGTTTCATCGGCAGGAGCCGAGCAGCGCTTTGAGCCGTGCGCGCCTACTCGCCAAAAGCCGTATAGCAGCATCAAAACGCATCACGAGATCGAACCCAAAAAGCGGAGCTGAGCCGAGGACCTACGCCGGCTTAGGTGGAGTGCTGCGGCTGCATCAAAAGCGCCACGAAAAGCTCGCGGGCGAGGCGGGGTGTAAAGCGCGTTCTTTCGGGTCGCAGGATAGTCGTGCCACGCTGACGCCGGAGGGCTTGCGCAACTCAGATCAAAATGGAGACATGCCGCCATGAGGGCGCCGGCCCCTCAGGCTGCGTCTTCCGAGGGTCTCCAGGAGGGCTGAACTTTCTGGAAGCGGACCGGCGGCTTTCCGATGGAAAGGCGGTTGGGCTGAACACGCACGCGCATACGTTCATGCCATTAGAGATTCCGAAAATGCTCTTGAGCGATATGAGTGCCTGCTGACAAGTTCCGCGGCTGCAGTTGCAAGGCAATGCTCCCGTTCTTAACCTGACGCTCTCGACAGCGATGGAAGGATAGGGGATGTTGCCCGCTCTCGCTATGTTGCTTGCCCAGACCGCGAGCGCTCAGGCCGAGGAGACGATCGTAGTCACCGCCCCGGCTAGCACCGCAGTTGCCGAGGCACATCGCTTCGTGGAGCGCCTATCAGAGCCGCTGGCTCGTGATATGCCGCTACCGCGCTTCTCCGATCCGGTGTGTGTGGGAAGCACGGGCCTGCCTGCCGAAGCCGGGCAGGCGGTGGTTGATCGCGTGAGCGATGTCGCGGCGTCGGTTGGGCTGCGCGTAGGCGCACCCGGGTGCACACCGAACGTGCTGGTGATCTTTGTGGAGAATAGCAATGAGGCGGCACGCCGGGCGGCGCGTGCCAATGCCGCCGCAATTAGAAGCCAATCGCTAGCCGACGTGAAGCGGATCGTCGGTGAACCCGGACGTGCGCGCGCTTGGATCGAAGTGGAGACCCGCTCGCGCGACGGCGATCGTCCAAGCTACGCGCCGAACGATCCGGCAATTCTCAAAGTTAGCGATTCCTCGCGGCTCTCCTCGGCAGTACGCCGCGACGTGGTTAGTGCCACCGTGCTGATCGATCGCGACGCTGTGGTCGGGCGAGACCTGAACCAGGTGGGAGACTACGCAGCAATGCGTTCGCTGACGGGCGCGCGTATACGGGGGCCGGCAGACGGTAGTTCGATCCTGGAGTTGTTCACGCCGGGCGCCGATAGTCACGTGCCACATTCGCTGACGAAGTTCGACCGTGGCTATCTGCGCGGCCTTTACGCCGGAAGCGGCAACATGCGAGCGAGCATGAAGAGGCAGAGCATCATTCGCTATATGGTGGAAGATGGTGCGGAGGGTGCGAAGCCGAAAGACCGCTAAACCGACAATCAGGCAGCTCTCAAAACGAAGTATCCATGAGTTGCCCAAATCGGCGGAAAGCCGGGTTTAAGTCATATAACGCGCGGCCCGGCGAGTGATTGATGACGCAGGCGATCTAGAGAAAACTAACGATCTCAAAACGCCTACATCGAGTCGTAGATTGTCTGAAGGAACGAACCCGAGGTGGCGCCGCTTTCCTGGATAGGAGGCTACCTGAACGCGCTTGAGACGGGCTCAGAGCTGCGTGCCGGCTTCGTCAGGTGGATCGGCTTGTACAAGGGGCAGCGACCCCACCCTAGCCTCGCCGGCTAAACGCCGGACGAGGCGTGTGGGTGAACCGGCGCAACGCCATCTTCGAGGCATACCTCGGGTACGGCATCGACCAGAATGACGGCGTAAACCAACCCCGGATGTAGCTTAGCTCAGCCGCCAGACTCTCCGGGGAGGCGGGGCTCGCCTCAGGGTTGGTCGGGGCGAAGTACGGGGCTAGGGTCTTCGGAGCGAGAACCGATTGTAGGTTCGACACAATCATTTTTGCATTCTGAGAGCGCTGTCTGGTTGTGTGCATTGCAGATGGACGGATTGCTAGACCATTGGCATTGATTCATGACGGCGAAGTAGCTGTCATAGCATCTCTGAACGCAGGGAGTATTAAACTGAGCGGAAGCGGGGTTCCAAGCGGTTGAAGTCGCCATCAGCGACGCGAGAAGTACAATCTTGCCCTTCATGCTAAGCTCCTAATTCTCTAGCGATAAAGTCGGACAGTCAGCATAGACGCGTTGAGCGAAAACAGTTGCGCCGCGCCAAAGCTATTTGGCTGCCGTGAAGGTTGCAAGGCGCTACTTAGAGTTTACGGGGCATTAGTCATTTATTCTTCGCACTAACGCTTGGCGGATATCGCCGACCAAGGTGGTGGCGATATGCCGGCTTGGACGGCCAAAAGGCGTCCAGATCTATTCGGATCTGCTGCCGCTCGACTATTCCGGGAACCCAGCGCTTTTCGGGAAAGGCTTTCGCCCCACAAGCATCTACGTCCGGGCTGATGTCGAACGCCCAAGCTTAGGGCATGTTTAAACCGCCGTTGCGGGCACGCGCTTGACGAATGTCACGACTTCCCGGCCGAGCCAGGCGTTCACCTCGCCGAACGCAACCTGCAGCGGCTCGATCTCCAGGTCGAAGAACATGTCGGCTGCCTGCAGTGGATTGCCGAAGCCGCTGGATCCCTGCGCCGGCACGATCCCCAGCACTTGAGGCGGCGTGCGGTGCGCGGCCAGCATGTCCTGGGCGGTGACGTTCTTGATGCCCAGAAACTCGTCCTTCGCGCCCACCTCGGCGATCGGCAGGATCTTGATGCTGCCTTCCTTCCCGTTGGGCGCATGCACGAACAGGTTGCGGAAATTGCCCGGCCCTTTCGACTGCTTGAGCGCGAGCTTCAGGGCGTCGGTGTCCTTGGTGTCGATTTCGCCGGTCGCATAGAGGATGAACCCGGCATGCGAGCCGTTGAGGTAGTAGCGGCGCCGGAACAGCGTCGCCGCCTCATTGAGCAATGCCGACTGCAGCGCGCTCAGATATTCCGGCACGCCGTACAGCTCCTGGTTGATGTCGGGTTGCTGGATCTGCAGCACCTCGCCCGGCTCCCAGCGCTCGGCCTCGCGCGCGTTCGGCACCCACCAGAACACGTCGGTCTCGAGGCCGCGACGCACGTACTTCGCGCGCACGTGCTCGAGCCGAATCGTACCGCCCAGGCGGTTCCTCCGGCGCACGAAATAGCAGTTCCCGAAAATGAGGAAGTCGAGCGCGGCGGCGGTGAAGTCCTTGGACGACAGCAGCACCGACGGCTCGAAATATTTGACCAGCAGGTTGCGCTTCAGCTGGATCGCGGAGCTGTGGTGCGGGCTCGCGCGATAGGCGCGCGCCAGGCCGTCGAGCGGCACCGGCGGCTCGTACCAGCGCCCGTTGTGCAACGTCTCGAGCATGTCGAGGATCGTGCGCCGGTCGAGCACGGGCTCCGGCTCGCCGAAACTGAAGGCGTCGATCGCGCGGCCATTGTCGTTTGCGACCAGCGCGCCGGTCGCTGCCTGGGCCGTCTCCGCGCGCGACATCGCCCGCACCTTGCTCCGCTTCGACATCAAAAGATCTCCATCGAGCCCTTAGGCTTTTCTTTGCCGTCCAGCGGCTCGTTCATGAGGATGTGCATGGTTGCCCAGGCGATGTCGGCATGACCGTCCTCGCCGCCGCGTCCTGCCTTGAAGGTGACGTTGCGCCCGCTCGTGGTGGCGGTTTTCTTGATCGAGATGAACGACGACACGACGTCGAGGTGCGAGCTGTCGAACGCCAGGCGGCCGCGCCGCACGACGTTCTGCGCCTTCATCACCATGCCGGCTTTCACCTCGAGCGAGTATTCGATCTTCGTAACGCCCTTGATCCCGCTCTCGGGCTTGGCGAGCAGCTGGTAGACGCCGGCGCCGACGCCGGTCGCGTCGATACCCAGGTACGTGCAGTTGTACCGGGACAGCATTCCCTTGATGAACTCGGCCTGCTGTTCGAAGTCGAGCCCGCGCAGCTGGTGGCGCTCGAGGATCCGGAACGGCCCGCCAGGGAACACCGGCGGCGCCGCGATCACCAGCGCGGCATTGTCGCCGGTCTCGCTGTTCTGCGGATCATAGCCCGCCCAGACCGGGCGTTGGCCATAGGGCCGCGCTGCCTCTGGGTCGAAATCCGTCCACTCGATCAGGCTGTCGCAGCCGAGCTTGACCAGGTCGTTGAACTTGAAGGCCGACAGGCTGTCGTCGACGAACACGCATCCGAACAGGTTGGCGAACTCGTCGTCGGCATATTCGTCGCGCAGCTCGTCCAGGTCGACCAGGTCGAAGCCGCCGTCGATTGCGTCCTGCACGGTTACGATCTGGCGCCACACCTTGTCCTCGCACAGCCGGCCGGCCTTCAGCGCGGCATGGCCGACGTCGATCTCGATCCGGTCTTCCTTCTTGCGCCGGCGGTTGCGCCGCTCGCCTGTCCAATATGGATAGGCCGGGTGCGCCACGGTCGACGGCGTCGAGAAGTACGTCTTCCGCCACCGCTTGTGCGTCGCCATGCCGGACGCGACCTTGTTCAGCTCCTCGAAGCCGTGGACCCAGAAGAACTCGTCGAAATAGAAGTTGCCGCTGCGGCCCTGCGCGGTGCGGAAGTTGGTGCCCAGGAAGTGCAGCTCTGCCGCCGCCTCGCCCTCGGGCCGCAGCTCGCTCGTGATGAGCATCGGGTCGCCCTTCAGGTCGACGCCGACCAGCTTGGCAAAGCCGATGATGTAGTTGCGGAACTGGTGCGCCTGCGCCTTGGAGGCGGACAGGAAGATCTGGTTCCGCCCGCTCTCGACCGCATCCATCAGCGCTTCGAAGGCGAAGTAATAGGTCGCCCCGATCTGGCGCGACTTCAGGATCATGCGCGTGCGGCGCGACAGGTTTTCCCACCACGTCTCCTGATAGCCGAACAGCTGGTCGAGGAAGATCTCGCGCAGCTTTTCCGCCTGCTCGGCCGTGAAGTGGTTGGGCTTCTTCTTCGGCTTGCGCTCCCCGGCGTTCCGCTTGGCGACGTTCTCGTTGAGATCGCCTTCGTGCCCGCCGGGCGCCTCGTACCGGCGCACCTTCGCCAGTGCGGCTACCTGCCGGCCCAGCAGGTCGATTTCCTTGTAATCCTCGCCAGTCTTCTTCTGCTTGGCGACCAGCGCCATCCACCGCGTCTCGAGGCAGTCCTCGAGCTTGGCGATCGACGGTGCCGCATCCCACCCGCCGCGCCGGCGCCAGCTTTCCACCGTGGGGCGGGGCTGGCCCAGCTCCTCGGCGATCTGCGTCACGCCCCACCCGCGCCAATAGAGGCTGCGCGCCTGGCGTTCGGGCGGAACGGTTGTGGGGTCGGCTAGGATGGACATTGCGGCGCGACCTTGCCGCGCGCTGCCGCCAGCTTCGCGCCCCGCATCCGGTAGAGTGCGGCTCTAACGCTAGGCTCGCTTGAGAAGCGAAGCCGCTTCGGTCCCTGTTCGGGCCTCAGAAAAGCCGGCGGTCAGCCCGTCAGCACCGAACGACCCCACGAGGACCGCACCGCCATGGGCACCAAGAGCAAGTCATTCCGCGCTTTCGTCGCCGGCCAGACCATCAGCGATGGCCGTGAAATCACGCCGGAGATGATCGACGAGATCGTCGAGACCTTCCACGTCGAAACCTACACGCCCGGCATCAACATCGAGCACCTCTCCGGGTTTAGCCCCGAGCCGCCGTTCAACCGCTATGGCGATGTGATCGCGGTCAGCTCGCAGATCGACGACATCACGATCGACGGCAAGGTCGAGAAGCGGAAGGCGCTCTACATGCAGGTCGACGCGCACGATGCGCTCGTCGAGCTGTCGAAGAAGGGCCAAAAGCCGTTCCCGTCGGTCGAGCTGACGCCCAACTATAGCGGATGCGGCAAGGTCGGCCTGGTTGCCGTCGCGTTCACCGACAACCCCGCCAGCATCGCCACCCAGAAGCTGAAGTTCTCGCGCTCCTCGCCCGACACGATGTTCTCGCACGGCGCGGAAGGCATCTCGATCGAGTTCGAAGCGGCCCCCGCCTCCATCACCCTGGCCGACAGCATCGTCGCCATGTTCTCGGCTGCGGCTGCTCGGATCACCGGCGGCAAGGCCGACGAAAAGCCGCCGGTCGAGGAAACCGCGCCCCCCAAGGAGGCGGCGAACGACAACTTTTCCGCTGCGATCTCCGCTCTCGGCGCCCAGGTCGCCACGACCGTAGCCGACGCGATCAAGCCGCTCACCGACGCGCAGACGGCGTTCGACGCCCGCTTCACCAAGCTCGAGGAACAGCTCGCGAGCACCGAGGCGCCCGGCACCTTCAGCCGCAAGCCTGCCACCGGCGCCGGCACCGCGATCGTCACCGACTGCTGATCCCGCCGCACCTTCGCCCCTAGCCAGCCACGCCTTCCCGGAGCCGCACCCATGCGCAACAAGACCCGCCTCGCCCTCAACTCCTATGTGAGCCAGATCGCGCTCCTCTCCGGCGTCCCCTCGGCCGCCGAAAAGTTCACTGTCGCCCCCTCGGTCGCGCAGAAGCTCGAGGAAAAGACCCAGGCCTCCAGCGAGTTCCTGTCGAAGATCAACTTCGTCACCGTCGCCGAGCAGGAAGGCGAAAAGGTCGGCGTCGGCATCACCAGCTCGATTGCGGGCCGCACCGACACGTCGAAGGGCGAGCGTCAGCCGATCGACCCGACCGGCCTGACCGCGACCCGCTACCGCTGCGAACAGACCAATTTCGACACGGCGATTTCCTACGCCAAGCTCGACGCCTGGGCGCACAAGCCTGAGTTCCAGACGATCGTCCGCGACGCGATCACCAAGCGCCAGGGCCTCGACCGGATGATTATCGGTTGGCACGGTACCCATGTCGCCAAGCAGACCGATCGCGAGGCGTTCCCGCTGCTGCAGGACGTCAACAAGGGCTGGATCCAGCACACCCGCGAGGAAGCGCCCGCCCGCATCATGAGCGATGGCGAGCACACCGGCGATGCCAAGGCACCGGGCCATGAACCGGCGATCTTCGTGTCGGCCAAGGGCACGGCCGACTATGTGAACCTCGACGCGCTGGTGTTCGACTTGCTGCAGCTGCTGGACGAACAGCACCGCCGCCGCACCGACCTGGTCGTGTTCGTCTCTGATGAGCTGGTGCACGACAAGAAGTTCGCGCTGGTGAACGCGGCCGGCGACACCGCGACCGAGCAGCTCGCCCGCGACGTCCTGCTCCTGCAGGACAAGGTCGGCGGCAAGCTGGCTGCGGTTGTGCCGAACTTCCCGGCCGGCACCGTGGTCATCACCACCTACGACAACCTGTCGATCTACAACCAGGACGGCACCCGCCGCCGCGCCGTGATCGACAATCCCAAGCGCGACCAGGTCGAGAACTTCGAAAGCGTCAACGAGGCCTATGTGGTCGAGGATTACGCCCTGATCGCCATCGCCGAGAACATCGTCATGGAGCCGGCGGCCGAAGCTGACGCCGACGCCGGCGCCTAACGCCGTCTCACCGAAGTTGCCCGCCGTCCCAAGGAACCCGCAATGAGCCTCGCTCGCAAGCACCAGGCACGCGCCCTGGCCATGCAAACCGCTGCGGTCGTTCCCTCCGGCGGCGGGCACGCCCCCGCGCGGTCGACCGTCCCCCTTCCGGTCGACCGCGCGGCCTCCACCATGGCGCGCCAGATCGGCCTGCGCCTGACGCACGATCTGCGCCGGCTGAAGGAAATCAGGTCGGTCGCGGCCAAGATCGCGGCCAAGCGCGAGATGCTGCCGGAATATGCCGCCTGGGTCGAAGGCCTGCTCGCCGGCTCGGCCGAAGCGGGCGCCGGCGTCTCGGGCGAGGTTCTTCCCACCATCATGATCTGGTTGATCGACGTGGGTGACTATGACGCCGCGCTGCCGCTTGCCGAGCACGTGCTGCGCCATCGCGTAGCACTGCCCACCCGCTATGAGCGCGATGCCCCGACGCTGATCGTCGAGGAGATCGCAGAGGCTGCTATCAAGGCCCAGGCGGCCGGCGAGCCTTTCGACATCGCTGTGCTCGAGCGGGTCGAGGAGCTGGTCGACGGCATCGACATGCACGACCAGGTCCGCGCCAAGCTGATGAAGGCGATTGGCTACGAGCTGGACCGCAGCGCCCGAGCTGCCGCCGAGGCTGGCAGCGACGCCGATGCGCTGTCACTGCTCTGCCGGTCGCTCGCCGCGCTGCAGGAAGCGCAGAAGCTCAACGATCGCGTCGGCGTGAAAACCACCATCCGCAGCGTCGAAAAGGCGATCAAGGCCGCGACGCCGCAACCCGATCCCGCCGGTACCACCGGCTGAACCAAGCTCGCCCCCGGCGCTCGGGGACGGATCGCAAGACGCGGGAGGGCCTTCGGGCTGAGGGCCGCGCTCCTCCGATCCCCACCCCCGAAAACATTGGAGATCACCGGCCCATGAGTGGCTTCAGCTTCAACGGCGTCAGCGCCACCGATGCGGGCCCGCAAGCCGTCACCAACGATGGCTGGTTCCCCGACGTGGACCCGGCCGAGGTGAAGAACGAGCAGCGGATCCCCGACGGCATCACCGCGCCCCGGCTGCGGTCGGCGATCATTGCCGCCATCATCACCGTAGGCAACGAACTCGCCGACTGGCAGGGCCGGCAGCTGGCGGCAGGCTATCGCAGCCTCGCCGCTGTGCCGGCGCCACGGCTCGACGGGCAGAGCCGCAACGTCCTGCTCTATCAGCGGGCGGTCGCCGCCTATGCCAAGGCGGACCTGGTCGAGCGCTACCGCGATGTCGACTTCACCGGCGCCGGCCAGCGGGACGCGGATGCGGTGCAGCCATCGATCGGGGAGCTGCGGCGCGACGCCATCCATGCCGTTCGCGACATTCTCGGCCGCTCGCGCACCGACGTCGAGCTGATCTGATGGCCGAGACGCGCCACACGCGCCAGGGCGACACTCTCGATCTGCTGCTGCACCGCGACTGCGGCCTCGGCCCCGAAGCGATCGACATCGTGCTCGCCGCCAACCCCGGTCTCGCCGCGCTCGGCCCGGTGCTGCCGGTCGGCACGCCCGTGCTGGTGCCAGACCGCGCGGTCGCGGCCCCCGCCACCGTCCAACTTCTCCAGCTGTGGGACTGAGTCCATGAAGATGCCCTCCGATTGGTTCGAAGCCGCACAGACCTTCGTCATCGGCCTCACTCCCGGCGCGCTCGGCTCGGCCGTTGGCCTGGCGCATGAAAAGGGGCTCAGCTGGGCCGAGCGCTTCACCCAGCTTGCCGCCGGGACCGTCGTCTCCTTCTTCGTCGCGCGCGCGTTCGGCGCCACCGTCGATCTCAACCCCTTCGTGCTGCAGGGCATCGGCTTCACCGCTGGCATGATCGCCTACAAGTCGACCCCGCGCTTCATCGCCGCCACGGCCGAAGTCGCGGGCGGGATCCCCGCTACTCTGCGCGACCGCTTCCTGCCCGCCCGAAAGGATCCGAAGTGAGCGACACCGCCACCCGCGCGCCCGCGCGCCTCACCCGCACCATCGCCGCCATCGGCCTTGCTGCAGCCGCTATCCTCGCGCCGTTCGTCTCGAGCTGGGAAAGCGGCGGCAAGGAGCACCTGGTCGCCTATCGCGACATCGTCGGCGTCTGGACGATCTGCGAGGGCGATACCGAGAACGTGAAGCCCGGCATGGTGGAAACCCCGGAGGGCTGCCAGGTGCGCTACGATCGCCAGCTCGCCGCGCATGCCAAGCCGGTGCTCGTCTGCACGCCGGGCCTGCAGGGCCACCCGACCCAGCTCGCCGCCGCCGTCTCGCTCGCCTACAATATCGGCGTCAAAGCCTATTGCGGATCCACCGTCGCCCGCCGCTTCAATGCCGGCGATTGGCCGGGCGCATGCGAGGCCTTCCTCATGTGGAACAAGGCCGGCGGCCGCGTGGTCCGCGGGCTCGCCAACCGCCGCCAGGCCGAGCGCGACCTCTGCCGAAAGGATCTGCCATGAGAAAGCTGTTCGCCGCGATCGGCGCGGCGCGCGAGTGGCTGACGCTGCTCGTCGTCTGCGCCGTGGCCGCATGGATCTACGTCCAGTTCGCCGAGACCCGGGCCGAGCGCGACGCCCTGGTGCAATGGGCCGAGGTAACCTGCGCCGGCGTCGGATCCCCGTTCGAAGCCGCAACCGAGGAGCGGGTCGACAGCAACGGCAAGGCGGTGAAGGTCACCTTCGAGCGTGGACAGCGCTGCCGCACCGCCGTCACCACCGCCGTCGCCTTCAAGGCGAAGAGCGACCAGGACACCGCCCAGCTGCTCGCCGACGCCATGCGCCTGCGCGAGACCAAGGCCGCTACCGATTCTGCCCTCGCCCGTACCGCTGCGGAGGCTGCGCGCGACGCCGCCCTGCGCATGGAGAACGCCGATGCTCAAGCTTCCGCCACGAACCGCGTCGATCGCGATTGGTTTGCTGCTCTCAACGATCTTGCCGGCCTGCACGCCGCGCGCCGTTGAGGTGCCCGTGCCGAAGCCCGCGCCCGTTGCGGTCGCGGTGAAGGATACGCCGCCGGCAGAGCTGCTGGCATGTCCTGTCACGCCCGAGGGGTTTCCGGCCGATGCGGAGGCGCAGATGCCCACCGGCGTTCGTGCAGCCGCGATCCGGCTCGCACAGGCATTCCGCGCACGCGGCGACCAGCTGGTGCGGCTTATCCGCTGGCATGATCCGGAGGCGTGCCGGTGAAAAAGCCCCAGGCATTGCGCCAGCACCTGCTCGACAGCGTGCCGACGCTTGCGGCCGATCCCACCCAGCTCGACCTGTTCGTCGACAGGGGACGGCTCGTTTGCCGGCCGACCGCGTCCCTGTCGTTCGCCTATCGCTACAGCCTCAACGTCGTGGCGCAGAACTATGCCGGCGACGTCAACGCCCTGATGGTGCCGCTGCTGGCGTGGATCGCGGCCAACGAGCCGGATCTGCTCGCGAAGGATCCGCACGAGCCCTTCACCTTCGAGACCGAGATCCTCGACGGTGACCGCGCCGACGTGTCGATCGACCTCGAGCTGTCGGAGCGCGTGCGGATCGACGGCGGCGCACTGGTCTACGTGCCCGACGCGCCGGTCTCCGATAGCTTTGGCGTCGCCGCGCGCCTGGCGCAGATCGCGCTCACCGATGTCGCGGTGCCTGAAACAACGCTGGTGCCGGGCTCGTGAGCGACGGGCTGGAACAGGTCGATCAGCTCGCCACGGCACTGCTACGCAACGTCGAGGCGCCGGCAAGGCGCAAGCTCCTGCGCACGATCGCGCGCGATTTCCGCAAGAGCCAGACGGCCCGCATCGTCGCCCAACGAAACCCGGACGGGAGCGCGTTCGAACCGCGGCGTCGGCAGGCGAAAAAGGCGGCGACGAAGAAGGGCCGGATCCGTCGTCAGGCCATGTTCCGCAAGCTGCGCATGGCGAAACACCTCAAAGCCGGCGCGGGCGGGTCCGAAGCATGGGTCGGCTTCAGCGGGCGCGCAGCGCGCATCGCCCGAGTTCATCAAGAGGGACTGTCCGACGTCCCCTCGCCCGGCATGAAGAAGGTGCGCTACGCGCGCCGCGCCCTGCTCGGGCTGACCGGGGCGGAGCAGGAAAGGTTATTGGACCTCTTGCTCGGCAGCATCACCAGCGCGCCATGAGTGGCCGTCTTACTGCCGGATCACACCCGCCAAGGCTTCGGCGCCTGCAAAATGGCTTCTGCTTCCTCGGGGTTATAGACTCGATCGAGGTAGTAGCCCGCCAACAGATAGTGCGCCTTCACGGCCTCTGGAGTTCCGGAGGCTTGCGCTCTTCCCAGTTCGGCTTCCGCCCGCTTCATGTAATATTCTTGCTCGTTACCCCGGTTCATTCGGACCTCCAACGGTGCGATGATCGTGAATTGAGCAAGGTAGAACTCGATAAACCTGCCTGCCTTAAGAGAGGTTATAGAGAGGCAACAGCTCAGCGCTGGAATCCACCGACCCGCGGCGCCTGATCAAGTCTCGGCGGTACGGTAGAGACGCACTCTAACGCCCCGCGCGCTGGCGGGCATGCCACCCCTCCCGCGACATGGCGGGCATGGCCGCCAGCACCGCCTCTACCCTCGACCTGTCCAGCCTCCCGCCGCCGGATCTGATCGAGCAGCTTTCGTTCGACGACGTCCTGGCGCGCATGGTTGCGGACGTACAGGCGCGGCTTCCGGCCTTCGACGCCACGGTCGATTCCGATCCGGCCGTAATCGTCCTGCAGGTCGCTGCCTACCACCTGCAGATCCACCGCGCGGCCGTGAACGACGCTGCCCGCCAGCTGATGGTCGCCTCGGCCACTGGCTCCAACCTCGACCAGCTCGCCGCCCTGGTCCGCGTCCAGCGGCTCACCATCGACGAAGGCGATCCCGCGCGCGGCATCCCGCCCCGTCTCGAGAGCGACGCCGCCCTGCGCCAGCGCATCACGCTTGGCCCCGAAGGCTTTTCCGTCGCCGGCCCCGAACTCGCCTATGTGTTCCATGCCAAGTCGGCCGACGGTGCGGTGCGCGACGCCAGCGCGACGTCGCCGGTACCGGGCGAGGTGCTGGTATCCGTGCTCGCGCGCGACGGTGACGGCACCGCACCCGGCGATCTGCTCGCCAAGGTGGCTGCGATCGTGAACAGCGACAGCGTCCGTCCGCTCGGCGACCTGGTCAGGGTTGCTTCTGGCGAGATCCGCCGCTTTGAACTGTCGGCGCGGCTCGTCACCTTCAGCGGCCCCGACATCGACCTGGTGCTGTCCGCTGCTCGCGCCTCGCTCGACGCTTACCTCTCGGGCAGCCGCCTGCTCGGCCGCGACATCACCCGTTCCGGCATCTACGCCGCTTTGCACGTGCCGGGTGTCATGCGCGTGGAGATCCTGTCGCCGGCGTCGGACGTGGTTTGCGACGCTACCCAAGCTGCCTACTGCACCAACATCACCCTGACGCATGGCGGCTATGACGACTGATCGCGTCTCGCTGCTGCCGCCGAACTCGACGCTGCTCGAGCGCGCGCTCGAGCAGGGCGTCGCGCGTCTGGGCGAGGTGCCGTATCCGCTCGACATCCTGTGGGATCCGCAGCGTTGCCCAGCGGAAATGCTGCCGTGGCTCGCCTGGGGCCTGTCGGTGGACAGCTGGGATGCCGAGTGGAGCGAGCAGACCAAGCGCGATGCGATATCCAGTTCGATCGCGCTGCACTACGTCAAAGGCACCCCTGCCTCGGTCAAGACGGTGCTCGGCCGCTTTGACGATCTGCTCGAGCTGGTGGAGTGGCACCAGGCGACCCCGCGCGCGGATCCGCACACCTTCGAGGTTCGCCTGCCGATCGCAGCCGACGGCGTGAAGCCGGGCGGCCGTCGCGCCACCGCTGCCTTTGCCGAATCGATCATCCGCGAGGTTTCGCGGCTGAAGCCTGCGCGCGAGCACTTCCGCCTGGTGCAGACGCTCGACGTGGAAGGGTCGATCGGGATCCAGGGCGTTGCACGCCTCGCCGGTGCTGCCCGCACGGACATGGCCGCCAACTTCGACACCTCGCCCGCCTGGGCCGCCTACCTCCAGACCGAGGATGGCGAGCCGCTGCAGGACGACTTCGGCACCTTTGTGGACACCGCCTCATGAGCAAGCTCGCCCTCACCATCACCCAGGCGGGCCATGCCCGCTTCACCGCCGCCCAAGTCGACGACGACATCGATCTCTCGATCAGTGCGGTCGGCCTGACGGATCGTGCCTTCATCGCCGCCCCCACGCTCACCGCACTGCCGGGCGAGTTCCGCCGCGTGTCGACGATCTCGGGCGAGGCGGTCGGCGACAACGTCGTGCACATGGTCGTGCGGGACGCCGATGCGGTTGCCTACACCGTTCGTGGCTTCGGCCTGTTCCTCTCCGATGGCACGCTCTTCGCGACCTACGCGCAGCCCGAGGCACTGTTCGAGAAGTCGGCGCTGTCCGACATGCACCTCGCGATCGACATCGCCTTCCCGACCGGCAACGTCCAGCAGCTGGTGTTCGGCGACACCAACTTCCTCAACCCGCCGGCGACGACGTCCCGTCGGGGCGTGGCCGAGTTGGCGACGCAAGCCGAGGTCGACGCCGGCGCCGATGCCGAGCGCATCGTCACGCCCCGGGCGCTCGGCCAGCGCCTCGCATCGCTGTTCGCCGGCCGCAGGATCCTCGGCGGCGGGCTTGTCACCGGCGGCGGCGACCTGTCGGCCGACCGCACCCTCACCGTGACCGCTGCCACCGCCGAAGAGGCGGACGCCGGCACGCTCACCACCAAGGCGCTGACGCCCGCCAGCATCGTCAACGTCCTCGCCTCGGTCGCCGCGCGCGTGCCGCTCACCCGCCGCATCAACACCGATGGCCTGGCGCTGGGCGGTGCCACCCTCGTCACCGATCCCACGATCTCGGTACCGCCGGCCACGCCCGAGCAGCTGCTCAATGCAATGGCCAGCAATGTCGCGGTCACGCCGGCATCGTTCGGCGGGCTCGCCAAGCTGTTCGAGGTGAACGGCTACTACACGCTGCCGGGCGGCCTGATCGTCCAGTGGGTGACCTATCGCGCGCTGCTCGTCGACGAGCCGATCGTGACGCTCAACTATCCGATCGCCTTTCCGAACGCCTGTCTGTTCGCGCTGGCCTGCCCTTACATCGCCTTCGCCAGTCAGACGCGCGACGGGTGGACCCAGATCGTGGGCAACCCCGGTCCCGCCTCCTGCCTCGTCCAGGTGCAGGCCGACGACCAGAACGACCGCCGCATCGACGGCATCAACCTCCTCGTCATCGGACGCTGACCCATGCCCAAGATTTCCGAGCTGCCCGAGATCGTGGAGCCGACCGGCCGCGAAACCGTCACCGTCCTCGACCAGGGCGTCACCAAGCGCGTCGTCATGGACAAGCTTGCCGAGGCATCGGTCGGGCACCTCGCCGGCTTTCGCTCGGTTGCGAGCTACGCCGAACGTGAGGCGATCCCGCTGCAGCAGCGCCGGGCTGGCTTGCATGTCTATGTTCTTGAGGCCGAGCGCGAGTTCGTCTGGACGCCCGATCTCTACGCCCCCGCCGCTTGGGTCGGCCTGAAGAACCAGGAGGAATCCACCCGCCTCGACCTGATGCACGGCGGCTTGGGGCAGGATAAGGTCTATGGCCTCACCGGCACCCTCGACGCCCTGCGCGAAGCCGATGCGTCGGCGGCCACGGTGAAGATCGGCGGGCTGCGCGCCGAGCTGCTGACGGGCGGCGCGACGGCAGTAGCCTGGACCCGCGACGGTGCGCGACCGGATGCGCAGGAAGTCAGCTGGGCGGGCTGGTCGGTTCCTCTGCGCGGCGACGTGGAGCGGTTCGAGCCCCATGATTGGGCGCTCTCCGCGGTGACGCAGCTGTTCGTTGCTGGCAACAGCCTGTCCGATCCGACCGGCATCGACGACCAATGGTCGCAGCTGCTCGCAGCCGCGCTGGGCGTGCCGCTGGTGTCGACCGCGCGCGGATCCTCCGACGCACGCCAGGTCTACAAGGCGGGCGCAAAGCCGCTGCGGCTGACGCTGGCGGGGCCGCTGCCGGCAAGTGGCTCGGTCGCGGTCACCGCCATCAACGGCAAGCCGCCCAGCATGGACGCCAGCGTCAATCCGGCCTCGTTCCTCAACAGCTATGCAGGCGACTCGACCCCGGCTTCGGCGACCGGTTGGGCAAGCGACGGGCGGATGAACGTCCGCGTGACCGTGTCGATCCTGCGCAGCGACAGCATCTCGTACCGCATGTCGCAGGCGGGCAACACCGCCGTCACCTTTGCCGGTCCCGTGCTGTTCATTCCCGATGCCGCGCAGGAGCTGCCGCGCTCGCTGGTCGGGCTGTGGCTGGGTAACAACTATTTCTACAGCGGCGTTCCGAACCAGTACGGCGACTATACCAATCCCCAGATGTGGGAGGATCTCGACGCGCTGGTGCGCCAGGCGGCCGGTGCCCGCATCTTCATCCTTCCCATGCTGCCGGCGGCCGAGTGGACCGAGCGCGGGCCGGGCACGCCCTACAATGCCTACCTCGCAGCCAGGGCGCGCACCAAGGCGCGGTACCCGCGCTACTGGCTGACGGACGCGCAGGGCCGCGACCTGGTGGAGTATCTCCAGCAGATGGGCTCGGACGGGTCGGCCGAGGATCTGCAGGACGTGGCGGCGGGCTTCACCCCGCGCTCCTGCCGCTATGATGGCCTGCACCTCAACGCCAAGGGCGTCGGCCTGGTGGTGCAGTTCGTGCAGGCGGCGCTGGCGGTGCAGGCGCTGCCGCCCGCTCTGGTGCTGGGTAACACGGTACGGGTGGCCGCGACCGGCGGCGGGAGTGCCGACAGCGCGGTCGGTGTCGTTCGCCCCAGCAGGGAATCGGCCGCGCGCGCCGTGATCGAGGCGGCGAACGCAAACCCCAACCTCTGCCAGGATCCCGAGCTGGAGTTTCTCGACGTCGGGGCCGTGCAAAATTGGGGCGGCACGCCGCTCGCTGTCGTGGAGCAGTTCGGAGGCAAGCGCCTGCGCACGCCGGTCTACGCCGGCAGCGCCCTCGGTATCACCGACAGCCCGGCACGCGCGATCCCCGTCACCGCGCTCCCCTCCGGTCGCGTCTCCGCATCGTTCGTGGTCGCCCGAAAGGACGCCACTCGCAACCCGGGCGATCTGCGCATGCGCCTGCTCGCGCTTGATGCCTCGGGAGGCCTCCTGGCTTGGCCCGACACGTCCACCAGCGATACGCCGTCGACGCCGATCTACTTCGACCGGAACACGCCGGTCGCGGCAATCTCGGCACCCACCGAAATCGTGATCGCACAGAACGTCCCGTTGCCCGAGGGCACGGCCAAAGTTCAGTTCATGCTGCGCGTGGAGACGGTCGGCACGACCGCCACGATGGACTTCTCGCACTTGTGCGTGCGCGATGGCGCCGATCCGCACTATCGCGCCCCGCGCGTCACGCCAAAGGCAGTCTCGGACGTGGCAGCAGCAGCAGCAGCCGTTCGGACGGAAGTGGCTGGTGCGCAGACATTGGCGCTGGCCGCACTCGCGGCCGTACCGGCAGAGGATGCGCCCAACTACGCCGCCCAGCTTCCCAACTGCTTCACGGCGGCCGAAGTCGACGTGCGCTCGATGCGCTACAGTGCGGGGACCTCCAATCAGCTGGTTCCATCCACGTTCGGGGCCGACATGCGCCCGTGCTGGTCTCTGGTCGCACCGGCCGGCGGCACGGCCGAGTTTGGCACGTTCTTCGGCAACATCCCTCGCGCGGACATCGCCAACGGTAGCGGCATCTTCTCGGCCGCGCTGCAGGTCTATGGCCTCGATGCCTATGCTGGCACCACCGGCAGTCAGTCGGCGCGCATCCTGGTCATCCAGCGCGACGCTGGCGGCGTCGAGATTGCCGGCACGCGCGCGACCCTGGCTGCCACGGTGACGGGACCGGGCTGGATGCGCCGCTCGGGCATTGCCCTGCACGCCGACACCGCGAATATTCTGATCTATGTCGGCGTCCAGAACCTTGGCGGCACGGCGCCCCGCACCATCCGGTTCGGCGACTTACTCCTGGCACCTGGCGCAAACGCCACCTTCCGCCGTCCGCCCGCTTTGCCGGCACCCACCGTGACCGCAGCTCCGGTCACGGTCTATGTCGGTCCCAACGGCAACAATGCCGCCGCTGGCACGCTCGCAGCCCCGATGGCCACCATCCAGGCGGCGATCAACAAGCTGGGCGGCAACGGCACCGTCGTCCTGTTGCGTGGGACGTACACCAACGCGCAGCGGATCAACCCCACCACCATCACCGGCAAGGTCCAGTTGGTCGGTGAGCGCGGCACCGGCACCGCTTACGACAGCTATCCGGTCATCTACCTGGCGAGCAAAGTCGCCGGCATCACCAAGACGCCCGGCTTCACGAAGGTCTATCAGGCCAATGTCGCAGGGCTCCCCGCGCTCGCGGACTTCAACTGGGCCTATCAGGACGGCGTTGCGGATCCGCGAACCGCGATTGCCGTGGCAGATCGCAGCCCCCAGCATCGCGGCCGCAGCCACCGGCTGCATTGGGCGACACGTCTCATCAAGACGGCGGCGACGACGCTGAACGCCGCCCTGGCCGAGATCGAGGCGGCGGGCGCCAACGACCCGCGCGCCTTTGTCGACAATGGCGTGCTGTATTTCTCGGTCGTTGGCGGGGGCGATGCCACCAACGCCGATATCTACCTGGACGCGGCGGGGGGCCTGTTCCCGGGCGCCGCGCGCGAGAGTTGCGGCGAGATCGAGTTGCAGAACCTGGAGGTGCGCTATGGCGGCGTTAGCCTTGTGCCGTTCCGCCGGGCGCAAGTCGACGAACTGTTCGTGTTCGGGGCTCGCCTCAATGCCCTGGACTATTCCACGCTGTCGATCGGGACGCTGGAATGCGCCTGTGCTGGCTCTGCAGGCGGGCTGCTCGGTGACGGCCTTAACGGCCACAATGGGGCCAAGTTGCTTTCGGTCAGCGACTATTACGGACACGACTGCCGGGACGACGGCTACTCGGATCACGAAGGCTGCACGACCCGGTGGCTCGGGGGCGGCCTGGTGGAGTTCAACGGCGGCACCGGCTGCGCTCCCGCCTATGGCGCCGACGACGTGATCGCCAACGTCGTCTCAAGGAAGAACCAGCAGCGCGGCACGTACAAGAAGGCGGGGATGTATGTGACCGGCGACCCGACCGCCTCGGGCGCGGCGGACGGTGGCTATGACACTCACGCCGTCTTCCTCCACTGCATCTCGATCGGCGACATCGTCGGCTTTGCAGATGACCGCGACCAGCGTTCCACCAAGGCGGTCTGCATCGACTGCAAGGTTTACGACCAGACCGGTGCCTACGGTTACGACGTTGCCGAAATGCGCGATTGCTCCTGGAGCGGAACCGGCATCCCCCGCCGCACCAACGGCAGTGCGACCATCGTCAAGAACACCGCGCTGGTCGCGGCCTGATGTCGGCCGCTCGCAGACCGGCGATGCGTTAGAGCGGCACTCTACCGTTCCCGCGCCGTGCGTTGCGGGGAAGGCTCGGCAAGGTCGCTGACATGGGCGACAATCCCGACCTTCCCCGACTGATCGGCGACATCGCGCGCATGGGCATCATCACCGCGCGCAGCGGCGATACCTGTCGCGTACAGATCGGCGATCTGCTGACCGGCGACCTGCCGTGGATCTCCGGCCGTGCCGGCAGTGCCCGCGTCTGGTCGCCGCCCAGCATCGGCGAACAGTGCCTGCTGATCTGTCCGGAGGGCGACGCCGCCGCTGGCGTGGTGCTGCCGGGCATCTTCTCGGACGCGAACCCGGCGCCCGCCGATGACGACGCATGGCTGGTGACCTTCGAAGACGGTACCCGCCTGCGCTACGATCCCGCCACGCACGCGCTCGAGGCAATCCTCGCCGCCGGCGGCACCGCCACCATCGACGCACCCGGCGGGCTCACCATTCGCGGCGACGTGACGGTCGAAGGCAAGCTCACGGCATCTGAGGACGTGGTCGGCGCCGGCAAGAGCCTCAAGGATCACGTCCACCTCAAGGTGCAGCCCGGCACCGGCATTTCCGGGGCACCGCAATGATCGGGATGGACGCGCGCACCGGCAAGCAGCTCGCCGGCGTCGACCACCTTGAGCAGTCGGTCGGCAAGATCCTGGGCACCCCGCTCGGCTCCCGCGTCGGCCGCCGCGATTTCGGATCGTACCTGCCCGAACTGCTCGACCAGCCTCTCAACGCCCGCACTCGGGTGCTGATCTACGCCGCGACCGCCGATGCCCTGCGCCGGCACGAACCGCGCATCGCGCTCTCCCGCGTCACCTTCGTGCTCGGCGAACAGCCCGGCAGCGCGGTGCTGACGCTTCAGGGCCGACGCACCGACGTCACGGCGGCCGCCACTTCCCTCTTGTCGCTCACCGTCCCTGTCCGCGCCGCCTGAAAGGATCCACCATGGCCGCTCCTGCTGAATACCGCCACGGCATCACCGTCACCGAAACCACCACCGCCCGGCGTGCGATCTCCACGATCGCCACCGCCGTGATCGGCCTGGTCGCGACCGGCTCTGCCGCCGACGCCACCATGTTCCCGCTCGACCGGCCGGTGCTGGTCGAGGATCTGCCCGCCGCCATCGCCAAGGCTGGCGCCACCGGCACGCTCAAGGATGCCCTCGAGGGCATCCTCGCCCAGGTCCGCGCACCCGTCATCGTCGTGCGTGTCGCCGATGCCGCCGATGCCGACGCCACGGCGCTCAATGTGATCGGCACCGACATCGCCGGCCGGCGCACCGGCATGCAGGCCCTGATCGCCGCCGAAGCTCAGCTCGGCGTGAAGCCGCGCATCATCGGTGCCCCAGGCCTCGACGATGCCGATGTTGCCGAGGCGCTGGGCGAGCTGGGCGACCGGCTGCGCGCCATCGCCTATGCGCGTGCAGAGGGTACCGACGTCGAAGCGGTCATCGCCTATCGCGCCGCCTTCACCTCCCGCGCGCTGATGCTGATCTATCCGGACTTCACGGTGCGGGAGAATGGCGTGGCGGTGCCGAGCTATGCCGTCGCCCATGCGATGGGTCTGCGCGCCGCGATCGACAAGCTGCAGGGCTGGAACAAGACCCTGTCGAACGTGCCGGTCGCGGACGTCACCGGCATCACCCGCGATGTCGCCTTCGACCTGCAGGATCCGGAGTGCGACGCCAACCGGCTCAACGCCTATGACGTCACCACGCTGGTGCGTCTCAACGGACAGCTGCGGTTCTGGGGCTCGCGCACCTGCTCGGCCGACCCGAACTTCGCCTTCGAAAGCGCGACCCGCACCGCGCACATCATCGCCGACACCATGGCGAACGGCCTGGTCTGGGCGATCGACAAGCCGCTGCTGCCCAGCCTCGCGCGCGACATTGTCGAGGAGGTCAACGCCGCCTTCCGCCAGATGAAGTCGGCCGGCCAGATCCTCGGCGCCGAGGCCTGGTACGACCCGAGCCGCAACCCGGCCGAGAGCCTGAAGCTCGGCAAGCTCGCCATCTCCTACCGCTACACGCCCACGCCCCCGCTCGAGCAGCTCGGCCTGGAGCAGGAGATCACCGACGAGTTCCTCGCCGACTTCTCCAGCCTCGCCACTGCCGGCTGATCGCCCCCACGCCCCTAGATTTGGAGAACCACCATGGGCTTCCCCCGCAAGCTTAAGCAGATGGCGATGTTCATCGACGGCCGCTGGGTCGACGAGACTTCCGCCGTCACCCTTCCCAAGCTCACCCGCAAGCTCGAGGACTATCGCGGCGGCGGCATGAACCGCCCGGTCAAGACCGACATGGGCGGCGAAGCGCTCGAGGCCGAGTTCACCTGTGCCGGCGTCGTGCGCGACGTGCTGCGCGGCTACGGCGCCAGCATTGCCGGCGTCGCGATCCGCTTCGCCGGATCCTACGAGAACGACGACACCGGCGAGATCACGTCGGTCGAGGTCGTGCTGCGCGGTCGATACGAAGAGATCGACATGGGCGAGGCCAAACCCGGCGAGGATACCGAGCTGAAGGCGAAGATGGCCGTCGCCTATTACAAGCTCATCTGGAACGGCCGCACCGAGATCGAGATCGACCCGATCAACCTGATCGAGATCGTCGACGGCATCGACCTGATGGCGCCGCACCGCGCCGCAATGGGCCTCTGAACCCTCCGGCGCCGGTACGCCGGCGCCGTCCTTCCTCCCGTTCCTAGGCCCTGTTGACATAGTCGGTTATCCAAAGCTTGGCGGCGGCGAGCGAGAGGAAGCCGAGAAACGACGTGGCGGTTTTGTCGTAACGCGTTGCGATGCGTCGGGACTGCTTAAGGCGGTTGAA